GCTATTCCATGAGGATTAGCCCCAACCGTGATTGTTGCTGTAACTACTCCTGTACTTGGAATGATTACCGACACCGATGCGCTTCCATTGTTAGAAACGTAAATTCTGTCATTGGTAGGACAGTAAGCTATTCCATGAGGATTAGCCCCAACGGTGATTGTTGCTGTAACTACTCCCGTACTTGGGATGATTACCGACACCGATGTGCCTCCATTGTTAGAAACGTAAATTCTGTCATTGGTAGGACAGTAAGCTATTTCAACAGGACCAGTCCCAACGGTGATTGTTGCTGTGTTAGCGACCACTCCGCAATAATCTAGGAGCCCGAAGTACCCTTTAATTGTTCTAACTGGTGCTGATCCTGCGAAGATTGAATTTGATGATGTGATAGCACCTGTTACGGCGAGGCCGGTGGATGACATTTCGGCAATCTTTGTATTTGAAGCGTAAATATTAAAGTTACCTCTTGCAGCTCCTATTGATACTGCGCCGGTTGCATGTTTGACAAAGAAATCTTGAGCGTTTGCCGCCGCAATGTTTAAGGTTTGAAATACGAGTGACGTGTCTCCCCCAGAAGATGTAATTCCATTACTCGCACTGATAGCACCTGTTACGGCGAGGCCTGTGGAGGTTGCATTTAGAATTAACGCATTGTTTATGTAACCGGATATGGATTTTGTAGTATCGTTACCAATTAAGTAAGTTGTTGTGCCCCACGTAATTCCTGCATTCACTGTTGATAGATTTACCCCACCAGTAGAGCCGATAGAGCCTGTTACTGTCAATGCACCTGTGCTTGTAGCCCCTAGCGTAGCCGCTTGACCGCCAGTGATGGGTACTGAGAGGTTGAGGGCTGTGGAGGATAGGGTTACAAACGTGGAGACGTTATCGGAGGAGTTAAAACGATAACCAGTAGTTCCTCCATTAAACCTCATTTCATTTGAGCCATTATTAGCTATAGTGAATGGCACTGAGTATGCAGCCGCACCACCAAAAACTACATTCCCAGTCGCCACAATAGTCCCAAAGCTCGCATTCTGGTTGCCAGTGATGGGTACTGAGAGGTTGAGGGCTGTGGATGTCATCGAAAAGCGCAATGTAGGAACACCCCCTACAATAGTTACATATCCAAGCGCATCTTCAACTCCCGCTACAGATACAGGGACTCGCCCAAAAAATGAGTTGTACACTAATGACCCGTCATACCAAGTTCCTGCGTATTTAGTGTTGAGGGTTGATGCTGAAAAATATTGAGTAGCATTCGCGCTGGAAGTCATCGTCGTCGCGCCTGCACCGCTGGTAGATAACCCAGTCGCCCCAATAGCAGTAAACGCCCCTGTACTTGGCGTGGTGTTACCGATTGGGGTGGAGTTGATGGATGTGGCTGATAGAGTGGTAAACTTACCAGTATTAGATGTAGTAGTGCCTATAGGAGTATTATCTAATGCTAATAGTGAAACTGATCCACTACTATTAATGGATAATATATCGGAGGTAGTAACACCAAAATTACCACGCGATAATTTAATTGTTCCATCTGGAGAAGGCGGAACAGATAATGTAAAATTTTGAGTAGCTGTTGTGCTATCACCTATTTGAATATTTGATTTTACTAATCCGCTCATTCTAATCTTTCAGTAGTTAAACTATTATCATTATTTATCGTAACTTTCTCCCAAATTACTTTTATCAATTTTCCATCTTCATCATGTAAAGATATTTTAATAGGATCACCGACAGAATTAAATTCTAGTATGGTATGTCCTTTTGATAATTCTTTAGAAATATTTAAAAGTTCAGTATTCGTCATAAATAATAAAATAGGGAGATTAGATGAAAACTTTTAAACAATATTTATTAGAGCATTATTTAACTACAGACAAGTTATCAGAGAAAGAGCCATATCATGATGCAATTCATGCAATGATAAAGTCATCGTATAAAAATATTGGAGGATATGGTGGATTAGGACATGATACAGATGAGGAATATAAAGAGATATCAAAAGACATAAGAGATCCAAATCACATCATAAAATTGAATAAATCTAAAGGAGTTCCTGTAGCTGTTAGAATTTACAAAAAGTCACACGGAAGAAAATCAATAGCTGCTGCTACGGATGGATCTGATGAAGGTAAAAGACAATTAACTAAGACTGCTGAAGAGGATGTAAAATTTAAGAGGGCATGGGGAGAGGTATCACATGGAATGGCTAGATTATCAGATAAGGTTAATGCACCTAAGATATCTAATACTAAGGTGAAGGAATTAACAGGAAAAGAATCTACATCTAATCCTGATAACACTTATGATCGAATAATAGGTGGGACTATGCACACAAAAGAATTACGTGGTCATACAGGTTCAAATTGGGCATCTAAATAACGAATCTTTTTAATGACATCATCGAAGAATGAAAGTCCTTGATGATCATCAGAATCATAAAGTTTTATCTGAGTAGCAAATTTTGGAATAGGAGTATCATTGACAGCGATAAAAAATGTTTGCCATGCTGTATTATCTTCTGATATAGGCAAATACTTATCAATCACATTTGTTAAATCTTTCATTTGACCAGTAGCATAATCTTTATATGAGCCGTTAAATCTTTTTAATGATTCTTGTGGATATAAAGCTGGATTGATAAGAAGTCCATTTATACTAAAGAATTCTTGCATCCTAGCGACCCAATAACCACCTAAAGAAGTTCCACATAGGCAGACACGTTCTTCATCTTTACCTAATTCATTAAAGATGAAGTCGATAAGATATGGTTCAGCTATTTCTGGATCAATATCAATTATTGGCGACACTACATTAAATCCAACATCTTTTAGAAGTTGAACCTTTTTGGTATTAGGAGATGAACCTAGGCCATGAAGATAAATTACTTTCATAGGATATCGCTTTCATAATCTTGATAACAATCTTCTACTGCATTAACAAGTCCATCAAAATCTTCATCTGGTCCTAGAAAATCGGCTAAAGATAATACGATACGATGTGGCACTCCATAATCTTCTGCAACAGAATAAAGATAATCTTTACGATTTTTGTATCCGTTCTCGACATAAATACTCATTTGATTGCTCCTTAGTTTGTTCAGATAATGTGTATTATACATGAACAAAATAGGATGTCAACATTTATTTAAGATATTAAAAAGTAGTCTTTAATACTCATTATAGTTATTAAAGACTACTTAAACATACTTCACCAATGATGCCAAGCATTTAAGATGATAACAATGCAGGTTATCACCTCTAATGATCTAATCAAGAAATCTTTAATGTTATTTCCTCTCCTGCTGCATATGCTGCTTGAATCAAAGGAAACAATTTATCAAATGCTGATCTTGAGCCACTGATAGCATCAACTTGTTCAAACGTTCCTAATAAGATACATCCTTCAGTATCGGCGGCAGTATTACCACAATGAATGCGAACTCCTGCATATTCAGGAACATTTAATATTTCAGGCAAATATTTATTGAAATGATTAGAGTGAGATATGATAACTTTATATGATCCTGCTGGAATAGCTGTTTCATTTTGAACTTTCCATGATGATACTGGTTGTCCTATTACTTCACGTACAACATCTTCTAAGGTATAACAGAATTGATTACCATTAACTAATAATGATCCTTCAGTTGATTTATTTGTTTTGATATTACGGATTACTTCAATTAACATTTGATACCTCCTATAAATAATCATTATTTATCTGGTAAGAAATTATGTCAACATTAAAGCAATTAAAAAAGATAGTTTATAAGATGCCAATATTTAACGATGTCGTATATGGCAAACATTCAGAAAAGCCAAAAGAAAAGATATTCAATGACATTATATTTGGCAAACATTCAGAAAAGCCAAAGGAATTGAAAGAAGAATTAACATACGACCAAATTCAAAAAGAACATGAAAAGCTGTCTAAACAGTACAAGTATAGTAAAGGCGAAGAGATGGCAATTAGAAATTATACTACTTCATCATATGCAATAAACAGTCATCATGCAAGATATGGAATTGATCGTTCTTATACTCCAGATGAAAGAACTGTTAACAGAATAAATGATGAGACTGCTCCACTAGATTCTGCTTTGAACAAACATAGAACAAAAAAAGACTTCGCCTTATACTCTGGCATAAGAAAGGATTTAAGTCGTCATATAAAGAAAGGAGAAACATTTAGAGCAACTAATTTTACATCTTCATCTTTATCAAGAGTAAAAGCAAAAAGTTTTGCTGGTATGGATAAAGATTCTAACTATACATCTGCTAGACATATGATAGTTATACATCACCCTAAAGGATCTCCAGGAGGATATGTTGATGGTAAATCAGATCACTTAGAAGATGATAATGAATTTCAAAAAGGAAATCTTTCATCTACTCCAACAGAAAGAGAATTCATTCATCCTAGAAATTCTTTATTTAAATATACTCATTCAATTCATAATGACAAAGATGGAGTAATTGAACATCATGTAACTTATATGGGACAGCATAAAGATGATTAAATCTCACCTCTATGTTCTGCTTCCCATGTCACCATTTGATTAGCATGATCTATCTCATGTTTGTCATTAAAGTGATATCTAGCAGGTTTTAATACTCCTTCGTTTTCTTCTGGTCTAACTGAATGTCCACTTATGTGGGCGTATGATGTACCTGCTGGAATTATTACCTTAGCAATATGACTATAACCGTATGTTGGATTAGATTGAGCAACCGACTCATCTCCATGAGCAAATCCTTGAGCTACTCCCTTAGATGTAGATACCGACATATAAGCTGGATGTTCTAATATTCCTTTATTAGACTTAATCTTCTTTCTAGGAGATTCTTTTAGTCCAGTATAAACTGTTACATCATCTTTTAATTTATTCTTTGATATAAGTTTATTCATCTTATCTTCTTCAGGATGCTTCTGATCTTTACCTATTATGCCAGATGCTCTTTTATGTTTAAATGAATTAAGTCCTTTACTATCTGTTGTATACTTCTTTATCTGTACTACATCATCTTTATCAAAGTTAGATGATTCATTATTTAACTTATCATTTAATGTATCAGGAGTATTTGATTCTCTTATGTCTGATTGAATCAGATTATTATCTGGTAGAGAATGATTACCTAATGAAGATTCAAATGTATTGTTCACACACTCATTTAAGTATTGTTTAAATGTTAGCATATTATTTAGTATTAAGGTTAATTAAGATTATTTATTCGCCAGTGCGATTACATATTATATTCATCCGTATATTTTTTTAGGAGATATTATATTGATTATATTAGATTAACCCTCACACATGAAGAGTTATTTTGAACGTAGTTAGACAACCAGCATCTAACTATCTCACGCACGAACCTAGCATTCGTCAGTAGTCTTGAATATTCAACCTCCCATCTAAGAGGATTGGGTGCATCCTGACTCCCAATTACGATGTAATACATGCGTCTAATCATCATTCCGATTCAAGCCAAAATGAAGATATCCCGGTTATACTATCAGACATTGCCGGATCTTTTCTTTGATACGTGAACTATCAGTGATGTCACCAACTCTAGTGGAACATTTGATAAGGTAAGTCTCCTCTACCTCAGATCGTTCTATGTGTTCTTTGTGAAACAGATGTTAAAATTAAATTTAATCTAGGTCTAAGTTAAACTTTCAATTAAATTTAAAGCATACCATATCATATTACATTACATACTTATTAGTGTCAAAAATTCATAAACATTTTAATTAATAATTACATCGGAACTTCCTTGAGCAGTAAAATCACCACATGATATCTTATCACCTATTCTAGCTAACGGTTTACCATTAACAATTACATCGTTTGATCCAGTAGCTTCTACTCCATCATGACATGATACATTACAGTGTGTAGGCCAATGATCTCCTACTCTATGGGCGCCTATACCATTAATAATAACATCAGACGATGCTTGGTCATTTGCTCTAGAATGAAATCCATCATGTCCTGTACTAATATCACCTAATCTAACTGCACCTGTCATAATAAAGCTAATCCTTGATTATGAGTCCTATCATTTAACAATGTTAATACTTGTTGTCTATTACCTGATGTATTAAATGATATGTGTATCCATACACTAGATCCCTTATACTCCAATAACAACTGGTCGAATAAAATATTATTTTTAATCCAGACTGCTATATCATAGTAACCTTTATTCTTATCAATAGATGTCTTAGCAGATGGGAAGCCTAAATCTGCTGCTTGTCCTAACTCATGTTGAGATATCTTATTTGCTTGAGAATATGGATTACCTGCTGGTCTTATACCAGAATTAATTGATACATCTTTGTACTCTGCTCTGATAGGTTCTAAACAATTTAAACATAATGCTTTTAAATTATCTGCTAATTGTTTAGCTGTCTTAGAATGTTGTCCATTAAAAGGATATGCTGAACCTACTCCGACACACATATCTTTTATGATATAGTTAGCTGATAATCTTGTTTGATATGTTATTTCATCTGGCAAGATATTAACAGCTTTGACTTCATTCCTAGCTGCTGGTTTATCTGTATTAACTTGTTTAATCTCTTTAGGAGAATCTGTCTGCGATGTTGTATATGACATATCCTCTAGCTCAATCATTTGTTGTTCTTTACGAGATACTGGAGCAGGTAATGTTATGGTAGGAAAGAATCCAGATAATCCTTTTGAATTGCCAGAATTAAGATAAATCTTATTAGCAGCATCAATATTAAATGATCCACCTACTTTGAAATTCACATCACCAGATACTTCATAATTAACATTTTTTGCTCTGATATTAACGTCATTGGTGACTTCAATGTTAATCGCTTTATTAACTTTAAGGCTTAGGTCGCCATCAATTGTGATATGTCCTGATCCTTTGATATAAACGAGTTCATCCTTATCCACTATGATCGTTCTAATTCCCATAGTTCGATCAACTGCATTGCCTACATTATCAACTTCCCAAAATGTTCCACTCTTATGGTGTAAGTTTATTCTTTCTGCTCCTGGAGTATCATCAAATTCCATCACATGTCCAGATGCACTTTGATACACATTGTTAAATGCATATCTTGCATTATAAGGAATAGGAGATTGTTTCCACTTAACACTCGAATTAGCTATTGATACCGATTTAATAGCAAAGTTTTCTTTAAATCCAACTATCGTTTCATTTATCTTTAATCCAGATGTAAGTCTGGGAGTATCAGGTTCATTTTTATGTGATGGTAATGGATATACAGAATCAGGATCAGTAAACCCTTGATTTGATGTGCCAACTGGAGTATCTTTCACATCATACTTACTTTTATTAGGATCAGTATTAGGTTCAAACTTATCTGATGCTGCTACTCCTAAATTATCTTTTGTTGGTTCTTCTACTGTTGATTTACCTGTGATCGAAACATATCCTGCTTTATAAAATGATGATACAGATTCACCTAAATCATTAATTACATCGGCTGCTGTATCTACATATTGATATGTAGAGGTTGTATCAGTTACTTGTGATGCTGCAAGAAGTCCAGCTAACTTTTCTCTAGGCATTGAATCTGATGCAATACCAAACTTACACAGTGACGTATAATTTAATTTAAGCAATATCTCTTCTGAGTCATCTTGTGTTCCAGAACTATCTAAGTATTGTTGTTCTGATGACATCTTGTTTAGGCCTGTCCATGAATAATTATCATCAAGATATCCTAATGAATTTAATTCTGCTGGAGTATGTTGATACTTACCTATGCCTAAATCTGATGATAGATGTTGATTATTTTGTCTCAGTTCAGCAATCTTTTTTGACAACTTAACGATATCAGATTTTGTTAATGATCCGATATAAGGTTGTTCTTCTACGACTGCTCCATCTGGAATAGATGTTACTTGTGATATTGGTTTAGATGAACCATTAGGTAATCTAACAATATTTTCTGGTGGATATTGTGGAGGAATAATCTTCAAATCTGACACGAGTCCATCAAATAAAGAAGGTGAGTATGTATTATCTGTTGGTATACCACCTATCGCACCTAATATGACAGGTTGCTGTTTATCTGTGTCTAGGAATAAGACTGCAACGGTTGTACCTTGAAGATATCCGGTAGCAGACGTTCCTATACCACTCATAGCTGCTGAATTTGATTGAATGGGAGTAGCCCAAGGTAAATCAGATGTTTTAAGATCGGCTTTACTAGGTGAATGAACTCCTATTATTCTAACTTTATATCGACATAGGAGCAGAGCATCACCATGTTTATCTTCAATCACACCAAAGTAAATCATTTAATCTTTATCTCCGAGAAACTGGCATCTTTTATTAATTCCATATTGCACTCATACTTAGCCTGAGTAAATTTATGTGCTACTGCTGTAATGAGATATTTACCAGAGTAAAGAGGATCAGATAAATCTTTACCTACATCTGACATATCAACAGACTTAAACTGATTTAGTTTTAATGAAACTGTTGCACCAGCTTCGATATCATTTCTTCCATGTGCTCTGATATTAATCTTCCATGTTTCTAATTGAGCTAACAACGATATTCTTTTGGCAATAATTTCATCTGACATATCATTTACTCCATCAAACATGAGAGGAGTCGTATGTCTAATTGATACTAATCCAGATGATGTACTGGCTATTAGAACATTTAATTGATTATTGTCGGTGTGGGTAGTCTTATCAAAATCTGTTGTGTAGTTATACGTTTTCACATCGAACTTTTTTGTCAGAAGATTAACTCCGAATACACGATGATTATATGCACCATTCATCATATTTTTCATATGATCTTGGGCTGATATAAATTCAATGCCTAATATCGAACGATACTCACGATCAATATCTCTTACAGTATTACCTTCGTTGTCAGATACTCTTGCTGGATTATTGTCGTAAACATATTCTGTTATTGGAGTTTTATTCATCATGGTTGTGATCGAATTAAACTTATGTCCATAATGAGTTTGATAGAATAAAAAGTTTGGAGTAGTTAATTTGCTATTGGGTAATATTGCTCTACTGGTAGCATAATTAATTATCTTCAGAGGACCCCAATAAGGAGAAACAAATTTTATATTATTATCACAGATATCTGAGTCTGTCATTTGTCCATTGAAGAAATCTTTATAAACTTTTCTTGCTATGTCGCCAGCATTACCGACGTATGCTTTACTAATTCTCAAATCTAGGTCGAGATAACATTCATAAGATATTAGTTCAAGCGTATATGCATTACCTTTATCTTTTTCTACTCTAGCTCCTACCTTTGATACGATGAAAGAGAATTTTAGTGGAGTATCATGTGTTGGAGTTTTGAATTCGATATCAAGCCGTTCACCATTCACTATGGGCATTGATGATAATAAGTTTTGAGTCTCGGTTAATATTAGTTGCCCAGTTACAACGGGAGAAAAGATATCTTCATAAAAGGTAAGTCCATTAAATGCTCCTAGAAGATTAATTGACTCATAATTATTTTTTGGGTCAAATAATTTTATCGAAATACATTCGACATCACCTGCTTGTTTAATTCCAGGAGTTAATGATTGATCCATTATGCTACCAAACTATTTTTAAATAGGCCGACGAATGTATCAATATAAGCTGGTTTAACTACTTTGATAAATCTTTTCATTTCATTTAGTTCATACTCATAATCATAGTTGGTAATAATTTGTGCATGATATCCATAGTTGTCTAGGCAAAATTGATCGTCTATTACTAATCTTTCTGGCATCTTTTCGTAATGGTGTGAATCATACTCCTTGCCTGCACCATAATTTTTAGTTACATATGCTGCTAATGATATTTCAGGCATAGGCCATTCACTAATGATACTGCCTATATTATTGATATAAAGAATTGTCCAATGAAGAAATGGATCATTATAAAGAATAGATGCTGCTTGTTCAGGTGTCATCCCATCTGGTAACAAATAGTCATCACACATTTGTTTTTTATCTTTATCGGATATCTTTAGATTGACTCTTTGGAGAAGATCAACTATATTTTCTACGATAGGAGTTTTATCTCCTTTAATCGTATAGTCTACTGTTATGACATTAAAGTCTGAGAAGAAAGGAGTAGTCATTTAGAATCCATACTTTTTAATCATTGCTCTATTCAGCGGTTCCATCTCAACGAATGTCATATCAATTGAGATAGCAACAGGATTATCTGTGCCAGCGAATGCAATGAATTCACCTATGGCAGTATAATTTACTTCTATATTTTTCAATGCACATGTTGCTATCTTATGAAGAGATTGATTCTCGTTTTCTCCATTACGAAATTCGATGTCAAATTCTGCTGGTGTAATTAGTAAAGATGATCCAGTACCAGCAGATAATTCTGGGTGCATATAATATTTCAGAGTATAAATTATTCTACTAATCTGGTCACTGTCATCTTGTGTCTTAGGTACGAATAGATAGGAAAATTGATGCGTTCTAAAATTCATATTATTAAATAGCTGTTCTTGTCTACCACTAAGAACTCTTCCTGACATCTTAGTTAGAATTTGTGATGTTCTCTTTTCAACATCTGCTCCTGATGGAATAGCATTAGCTAATGCAGTTGATACATTTCCAACACCAGATTTAGCCATTTCGGTTACTGCTCCAGCGGCTACAGGAGCTAATGCGAATTTAAGAGTATCAGCGGTATCAGAGTTAGGACTTATAGCGGCGGCTATGACAGCACCGAATGCACCTAGTTTATCTGTTGCTTGATATTCTGCTCCGTATGATGCTCTGATATGATGAGGCATAGGTAAACATATTGCAGTTTGCATTCTTTTCTTCTGAGCAGAATATTGAGCAACTGCTCCTTTGATACTGTTCATTACACCACCTGCTAAATTTTTACCAGCATTTATTCCTGTCTGGAGTAAATCGGATGAGTATGGACTAACTGGATTATTTGTTTTAAATGATCCCACATTACCATTCAATGATGCTGTCATCGTATTATTTGCTGTCTTAGATGTGGTGTTGATTGAATTAATTTGTGGTTTATTATCTTGTTTAGCTGACTTTTCAAATTCATTTATGTAGAAGATTGTGTAGTGAGGATATTTTGTACTACCTAATACTCCTGATGGAAACTCTAAGGTATCATATTTGTTATTTGCACCTGACATTGAGTCTATTACGTCCCTATGCAGTAAAGGAGCATTTTGTTCAATCAATGTCTGATATTTAGACTCGTATGCCATGTTATAAATATTACGTTAGATTAATGTTACTATTTATGTCGAGATATCTACAAGGCACGTTTGTACCAAAGCATCCAGAAAAATATATTGGAGATATCACAAAAATTTCATTCCGAAGTTCATGGGAACGTCGGGCAATGTTGTGGTTTGATGAACAACCTAACATATTAAGATGGAACTCAGAGGAAATAATTATTCCTTATATCAGTCCACTTGATGGAAAACCTCACAGATATTTTCCTGATTTTCTCGTAGAAGTCAAAAAAGCAGATGGAAAGATAGTAAAGACATTAGTTGAGATAAAACCAGCAGCGCAATGTGTTCCGCCAACGCAGAAGAAAAAGACTAAGCGAATGATAACCGAGATGCAAACTTATATGGTTAATCAAAGTAAATGGGCTGCTGCCAGAGATTGGTGTAAGCGTAATGGAATTGAATTTTTGATATTAGATGAATTTGGATTGGGAATAAAGAAATGATGTCATTTAAAGAATCTAATGGAAGATATAGATGAAAGCTAAGACTCCAACATTTAATTTGAGAGATCAAGTTATAAAGAAGATTGGCAATACTAAGAGATCATGGCAATGGTATGAAACAAATGTTCGTAATGCTGCTGGTAAGATGTCAGGTCAGAAATTTCTTGGCGATAATATTGCACATCAATCAACTAAAATTGTTCCAGGAACATTAGTATCGTTTTTCTATGATCCAAAGACAAAAGATACTCTTCCATACTACGACACTTTTCCAATGATACTACCATTTGCAACAGATGATACTGGATTTATGGGATTAAATATGCACTACTTACATCCTATCATGAGAGCAGCATTATTAGATAAGTTGATGGAATATGCTAGTAATGATAAGTTAAGTTCAAAGACAAAGATTAAGGTAACGTGGGAAGTATTAAAGGCAGCATCAAATATGCCTGAGATTAAACATTGTATCAAGAGATATCTAAACAAGCAGGTTAAATCAAACTTTATTATTATTCCTCCAACAGAATGGAATTTTGTTTTGTGGTTGCCATTAGAATACTTCAAGAAGGCATCTAATGAGAAGGTTTGGGAAGATGGGAGAGTATAATGGATTTATCTAATATAACAGGCCAACTAAGTAATGTAGTCAATGTTGTTGGTAAGATATCAGTCGCTAAACAAACAGCCAGTGCATTCTTTAATAAGACTAGCAGTAAAGCTACTCCTAAAGATGTTAATACTGAATTAGGTCCATTCAAGACTAATAACGTTGTCGTATCTAATGATGCGTTTTCAATTTTAGGATTTACATCAAAACTTAAAAGAGATGGATTTAGATTAACGAAGGGATATTACTATCAGATCGAGTTATATGTTGCCGATAATAATGTTCCATTTACGTTTATGTGTGATAAGGTAACTCTTCCTGGATGGCATATGAGAACTCAAGAAGGTAAAATTTATGGGTTAAAATATGAGACAGTTACTGGATTAGAACAAGATCCAGTTTGGATGACATTCAATGTTGATATCATGCACACGATAGAAGAGTATTTTTTATACAAGCGTAAAATAATGACGATTGACAAATCATACTCTCCTTACTATAAGGACAAATATGCGTTTAATATGACTATCACTGTAACAGATGAAAACTTTGTTCCTGTCAATGAATATATTTTAGAAAACGCATTCGTTAAGACAGTTCAAAACGTCCAATACGGTGCTGGTGATTCTGAGATAAAGCAGGTTACTATTGAAGTTATATACGAAACTGTCATAGTTAATAATGTATCAAGTGGTAATGAGAGAGAAGGTAATAATATACAACCATCACAAACAAGAATTGAAGCATTAGCTACTCCAGCAATTAGAACATTGAATAATAAAAATCAGATTAAGGTTGGTCCGTTCTCGGCTGACATAAGTAATGTTAATCTTGTAAAGGATGCTTTAAATAAAGTTCCAGCATGGTTTAATGGATCAAGTAAAATAATTTAATGAGGATTTAATAATGGCAATCGCAACTGTGACGCAACCAAAATATACATGTACATTACCAGTTCAAAAGGCAAAAGTAGAATATCGTCCATTTACAGTTAAAGAAGAAAAGATATTACTCTTAGCTCAAGAGGATGGTTCACCAGATGCGATGTTAAATGCTATCAATCAGATCATATCAAATTGTACATTTACCAAACATAATATTGACACTTTAAATAAAGTTGATGCTGAATATCTTTTTGTTCAGATCAGGAATAAGTCATTAGGTGAAGGTGCTGCAATAAGAGCCATATGTAAAGAATGTAAAGAAAAAACTCCTATGACATTAAATCTTGAAGATGTCGTAGTTGTTAATGCTGATAAGAAAAATGAAGCAATTATGATCCAAGAAAATCTTTGGGTTACATTGAAGATTCCATCAATTAGAGAATCTATGGAGTTAACTTCTGCTGATGGAACAATTGCATTAGCTCTATCATTAGATACTGTCATTGAGGGTGAATCATTAAAGAATACCGAAGATTACACCTTAGAAGAAAGAGTCGAGTTTATTGAGTCTTTAAACAATAACCAATTGAATTCATTCAAAGAATACATTGATAATTTCCCATATTTGCAGATAGATGTAACATATATTTGTGGATGTGGATGTTCTAATACTATCAATATAAAAGGCATAGAGAATTTTTTCTAATGTTGCTCGGCGATGAGAGTCTTGAGGATTATTACAGGACTAATTTTTATTTGATGCACAAGCACAAATATTCATTGACTGAGCTAGAAGAAATGTTACCTTGGGAACGAAGCATATACTTAGGATTACTTGAACAACAGTTGGATAAAGAGAAAGAAGCATAATGGGACTGATATCTAATATCGAAAAAGAAGTTGTCAGAAAACGTAAGAGAATGTTCGTTGAAGCCTTAGAGCAGATGGCATCCCATTTCGTTGATGAAGATATTAGAACGAGTAAGCAAAAGGTATCTGATGGGGAACGAGATAAAAAGATTAAAGAAGCAATAGTTGAATTCAAAACAAAATTAGATAAAGACCCTCATTCATTTGATCCAGTCGTTACAAAATATGTTGGTGATCTAAAGGCAGGTCGTGTATTAGCACCATCTAATATCTTATCACAAGAAGCAATGACAACATTAGGAGTCCACACAGCAACGAAGAAATTTGCTGCACGTGGTGCTGAATTTATGTCAAGTAGATTAAGAGAAACTGCTACTAATATTTCAATGAAAGATTTAGGCATATCAGTTGATCCTGAGAAGAAAAAACGTACTGGTATGTTTGCTGCTATTGGCATGGGATCATTTGGTAAGAGATTGCAAACATTCGATCCTAATAAAGATAATAAGTCAGCTACGTTTGGATCAGCACAAACATTAGATACGAAATCATTTCAAAAAGATGAAGCATATCGAAGAGAAATGCTTAATCTAATGAGACATATTGATAAGAATGGAGCAGATTCTACCAAAGAAGAAAAGCTATTAGCAAAAGAAATTAAAAAGATGTCTGATAGATCAGAGAATTCTCAAAAATATATTGACCATCCAGAAGATCGTATGACAAAAGGAGGCGCAGCTTTATATGATATAGGTAAATTATTATTTGGTGCTGGTAAAAAGTTAGGCGGAGCAATATTAGATACTCGTATGGGATCTAAGAAAGAAGTTCCTGTAATTGAACCTAAAACTGAAATGGCAGTAACCTATCCAGTTAAGAATAATGGATTACCAGCATCAATGAATCCTACTGGATCATTAGCTGCTAAATTTGCTCAACCTGCTAATGATAATGCTGAAGATATCAAAGAAGAAGATCAGACAAAGAAGATGTGGGAAGTCTGGGAGAAGCAGAGATTAGAAGAAGAAAAAATGTGGGAAGAATACACAAAAGAAAATTCTAATGCTGGTGCTAGTTGGGTTATGCCTGGATCATTAGCAGAAAATGAAAAATCTGGTTCTACCATTGAAGCTGCGGATGAAGAACAAGATAAAATGAATGAGATCCAAATTACTCATTATGAAAAAGTAGATGCTGACAATGCAGAAATTATATCAGGATTAAAGGAAATTAATGAGACAGAAAAGAGTAAAAGTTCAGGTGGAATGTTAGCTACCATATTAGCCGCGTTATTAGGAGTGGGTACGTTTATATCTGGAATAGTTCCTGCTATAACAGTATTAGGATCGACTTTATTAACTGGATTAGGTGGAATATTATCTAATGCTGGAAGTGTATTAGGAAAAGCATCGCCTTTGATTGCTGCTGGTGCTGCTGGCATTGCCGTTGGTACTGCTTTATATGAAAATTCTGAAACTGTTCGTGATGCATCTGGTAGTGTTATGGAGAGTATGTTTGGTCATATTGACACAGCAAAAGAGGCAGACGAAAAATATAAAAATTCTCCAGAAGGTAAGGCTCAGATTGAACAATTGAAAAAGAATAAAGCAGATAGGCTAGCCTATAAAGATGCTGCTGCTACTGTTGCTAAAGAGGATAAAGCAGATAAAAGATTATCTACTGCTATAAATCTTAATGCTGCGGCTCCATCA